AATAACTGTTCCTTCAAACCAAGGTGAATGACAGTTGTTCCACCAATATTCTTGAACCTCATCCCAAGATTCTACCACAAAAGATTTGTTTTGACAAACTATTCGGTAATGATGACGATCATAAGAACCGTCAGAAGTTTGTGAAAAATATCTTGGGTCTTCTTTAGATATCAATTCCATTTTCTTTTGCCCTCCATTCTTTTCTCATTTTAACATAAACATCGCTTTTTGCAACAATGTCACGAACTTTTTTAAATGTTCTTGCAGATTCAGCATATTTACTACTTAAATGGTCTGCTTCTTGAGGTAAAACTTCTTTAGTTCCTTTCTTGTATTTTCTACCAGAGTTATGATTTGCATATCTTCTGGCACGAGTAAATCCCATTTCTAGAAATTTACGACACATATCCATACCAATAAAGTCTCCTTCATCACGGTAATCAAGATACATCCCAAAAATACGATTAGAAGATATTACTGCTTCTCTAGGAGTTTTGAATCTCCAATGATTACAAATAATGTTAGTATAAGGGCGAACCAATAAAACTCCTTGCTCTCCCCTTCCAATACGATAAAGTTCACGAGTTTCCGTATCTGTAAAATCAAGTTTTTTGTAATCGAGGTCATAATCAAATTCTTTCATAGCCAATAAGGTTGTCTGGATGGGTCACGTAAATAATTAAATGCAACCCAAGGTTTGGATGCGATATAACGTTTGTAAGCAGTAAAAGTGTCAATGCTTGTGTCATATTTAAACTCATCGGGTCCTGCAAATGCGAATGATTTTGGTCTTTCCAATGTAAATGGAATAAGGTGTCCTGCTTCAAGGACAGTATTCTCACAACTATGGACTTTACCATAGCGATGTGTATACTCTTCACAGAGTGCCATAGCGTGGGCAACTAACCACCAAGCGTTTATATTGGATTCATTTGCCCATACAGTACAAGGATGTCCTCTAAATGCACCCTTATCAGTTTTGTATGGTTCACCATTCTTCTTGTGTATTTCACCGTATCCATGACCCCACTTTTCAGAGCAAACAATAGCAAGCATCTGGCAAGATTCTAAAGGCATTTTGACAATATGTTTGTCAGGTAATACTTGTGCTGATACAGTTGGAGATGGATCAGTTACAAAGATATTCATAATGTAGTTTATTCTTCTACATTATATTCTATCTGTAATATTTTACTCTGTCTACCAGTATAGGTACACTTTGTTAAGTGGCACATAGTACCACCTAGTTCCTCTACTAAAACTTCTATTTGTTGAATAATTTGCTCTTGTAGTTCTTCTTCACTCATTTCTTTAACTTCTCCTGTTCTTTCATATACTCTTCTCTACCATCTTTAGTAAAGACTTTCTTTTCATAATCAAAGTAGGGATGAGGTTGAGCATTTTCAAAAGGATTTTTAGATGTATTTTTCAATACGATAAATTTATCCTTTGCAAAAGTTCCTGCAATCTGTACTTCGATATCATCACCATCTTTCCAGTTTATTTCACCTTTTAGATTAGTGTGAAGCATGGCTTCTTGTATCTTATCAATGAGTTCTTGTGTGAGTTTCATATTACCTATAAAGAGGTGGTTTTTTATTACTTATGTTATTGTTAAAAAATGGTATTGTCAACCTTTCTTTTGTACCAAAGGTTTGAACTGCATGTAAAGTTTTACTATCAACCAAAACTAAACGATTGTAAACATTTTTAATTTGTATGGTCTCCTCAAATTGTTCATGATAAGTATTGTAATTTTCTTCATAAAATTCATCATCAACATCACCAACTAAGTAGTGCCTATTTTTAACTGACTCTTCCTGTTCAGTAATAGAACAATATCCTTTTTTTGATTTAAATAAATTAATACCTGTATCTTTATCAGGATTTTTATTTAAAAAAATTACACCACCAAAATTGTATTCATGGTCAGTATGTACCCATCCACAATTTTTTTTATCGTACTGATTTTTTGTAAATGGTTTTACTTTTTGAAAGCAAACTTCATATTCCCATTCTAAACAATCCTCATATAATATTCTTGTAATTTTTCTTGTAATGTAATCAAACAATCTTGGGTAAATATGATGAAGATAGTTCGACCTTGAACCTGGCCACCAACCTCCTGTGTTATCTTTGTAAACAATACTATTTGCTATATTTACAATTTCATCAGGTTTTTCAAAAAAATTATCAACAATTAAATTTGGATACATCATTCGTCAGGTTGTATTCCGTAAGGTGTTAAATCGTATTTTACTAATGTTATACCTTCTTCCTTATTTCGAGTGGGTTGTCCTATCTTTGCTAAGATATCAGCAGGAATTTTCTTCTTAGTAATATCATAGGGTATGGGTGCATTTGACACACATACCCTTACACATTCCCATTCTTCCTCTGTAAGATTATACATTAACCGAATGTTGAATCTGGTTCTAGTGCTATGAAATATTTAAGATTATATTGCTTATTTGTAAACTCGGAAAGTAATTTAGATGATATTACAACATCATAAGCACCAGGTATGATTTTAATATTTTCTACTTTAAAATTAAATTCAAATGTCTGGTCAGTTTCACCAACATAAACAGCATACTCGTTCGATGTATCATTCTTTTTATCACGAACGACCATATGAATATCTCCGTCTTTACCAAGAACAGATAAATCAGGTAATTGATAAACTGCAGCTGCCTTTACAAGTTTTTCTAATGATGTGCTTTCTAATTGAAAACAAACTTCTTTAGTCGGTAAATTAATCTCTTTATCTGGTGGAGCAATGATTACCTGTGGGTCTGCATAGAAATATTTGACTCTTCTTTTACCTTCTTCAATTGTAATGTATGCGTCTTCTGTAAAATCAAGATTAGGGTCTTGATGTAAACTTAATCCATTAAGAAACTGGTTAAGGTCGTATATTGCAACGTCTCTTGGAAAATCTTCTGGTATATCTGCTTCTGCAAGAATATTCTTCGCAACTGATATAGTACGAAGTTGACTTCCTTCTTTAACAAGAATCGAATTATTGATTCCTGCAAAATTTTTAAGAACTGTGAGTGTACTGTCTGATAATTTCATGAATTCCATAATTAAGGCATGTTGTGGTCGATTTGGTCAATGTTTCCAGTTGACATAGAT